CGTGACGCCTGCCGTGACGCCTGCCGAATCGGTTGACGTGACGCCAAGCGTGAGGGAAGACGTAAGCGCCGCGTCACGCAAATCCCTTACAATTACAACTACAACTAAGTCTAAGCTTACAACAAAGGGCAAAAAAGCTTTGGCGATGATTGAACGGGAAACAGCGGCCAGATTTGAAGCAGCGCTGGCGGATCAATGGGTGAATGATGCCGGGAAGTGGGTAAATCGGTTGAAGGAAAATCATGGCAAATGTGTTCGAACCATTTCTGAAGTAGAATCAGCAATCAAAGAACAGAGAATCAAAACAACTCCGGCGCAATACGCTGAACAAATCTGGAAAGAGTTTAAATGAAAACCTTAAAAGAATTTTGTATTGAGGAAGGAATGCGACAAGGATTGGCGGCTAATTCAATTCATTCGCGCATTCGAAAAGGCAAATACCGATTGAAACTAAAAAAAATCAATCAACGGGTGGTATTTGTGATTAAAGCTTGGAAGGTGGAATTAAAACCAGTCGAAATATAAATGAAAACCTCCAATCAAATTGATACTCGCGTAAATCCTCACGAAATTCCCGCCCCTAAGCGCAATGGCCGCGCAATGGTGGACGGTGAAATCGGCGAAGACCCAATCGACGTGGCATCCGCGCGTTTCAATGTTTCACGCGAGAAGGTCGAAGAGTTGTTCCAGTATTTTGACGAGACAATGAACTCCGGTGATCAGATGATGCGCGGATCGTTGTCTCAGGCATTGGGCGAGGCAATGCGCGAGCGAGACAAGCAATGGGTGCTTTGGCTGGGCAAAATTTTTTCAATGCTGGACGTTTATACCAGCCAGCAGCGCGGCCGTAAATTCATTCGCATGTCTATAGTCACGGCTATGTTTGTTTTGGGGTATTCTGATGAAGCTGGGGTAAAGTCATTTGCCGACATTGCGCGCAAGATGAACCTGGCCCGCAACCAGAGCGGCAAACAAACCGTCTCCAAATGCGCCGCCCATTTTCTTGAACAGTTAAAGCTTGCCCCAATGCTTTCACAAAGAACCGAGCAGGCACGAAAGAACATGGCGCAAGCACGCCTTGACCAAATCAAATCCAAAAACAAATTATGAGCAAAAAAAAATCAGCGACCAAATCGGCTGTGGCTTTTATCAAGAGCGACGAGCGCAGTTATACGGAACGATCCGATCTCGCCAAACGTGAATCAGTCGCAGTGTTGATGACCCAGGGAATCTCCGACTTTGATAGCGGAGTGGAAGAAATCGGCGACGGCGCAAAAGCGTTTATCCGCGGCTGCAACAAAATCCGCGAAGCCGGCCGCAAATTTGAAGAAGCGGAAAAAATTGGGCAATTCGAGTTTCGCAACTGGCATCCGGACATCGAGACTTGGAAAGTTGATGCCATCCGGCGCGAGAAAATAAAAGCGGCGCAAAAAGTATTTCGCACGATGCCGGCGCGGGCAGAAAAGATGGACGATTGCACGCCAGTCATGCACGCACTGTTTGAGCTTACCGGGCTGATGGAAAAAACGCGCCGACTTGGTGGCGAAACAACCCACGAACCCATTAACCCATTTAACGGTTTCATTAGCACAGCGGCGACGGTGGAATCATGGCTTAAAAAAATGGAGCCGGAAGGTTCTCCGCTTGAATCCTACTATTCATCTTGCCAGACGGAAACTTTGCAGAAGATCGAACTGGCGACAAGACCTATGGCGGAACGTCATGCCATCGTTCAAAAATTATTGGCAGAGAAAGGAGAATAAAAATGAAATCACACAAACGATTCAGCCGCGCGAGCGGTTCAGAACTTGCAAAATTACGCAAGCTGCAACAACGCGGATGGAAGCCGGGCAGGGGATATGTTGGCGATTGGCTTCGGTCATCGCGGAAAGCAAAACACCAGGTTGAGACTATCGAGGTGATGGCATCCTCGGTCACGGGATAAATGTCAGATAAAGCAGACATAAAGGAAATTGCAGTATCGCCCGAGATCGAGGCGAAGCTGGCAGCTTTTCCAGGGGCCAAGCGGAAAAACCTTTTGATCAAGCTAGCGCTTTACGAGCGCGGTGCGACGGTCCAGTGGCAGGAAAAGCAACTGGCCGACCTCGGGCTTATAGACGCTCCCTCGCGCGGAGAAAAAAAGGAATCCGACAACGACATTTGCGATACGCACGGTGAAATTGCATCGAGGATGATGCTTCATTATCAGAATCCAGATAAATCCAGCAAGCTTCGTATTGGAATCACAAAGCATACCATTGGAGAATGGGCCGGCGGCAAACGATTAAACGGAAAGCCAATGCCGCCAAAGCCGCTAGAAGGCGTGCGGAGACGTTGGAGTCTGCGTGCTTGGATTGCTTGGTTTGACGCTTACCTTTGGCACGAATATCGAGCGGACTCTCGCCAGGTCAATGGTAGCTCGCCAGCCAAAATGCCGATCGGCGAACTTGAAGAAATAGCCAAACGTGAACGTCTGGAACATGAGCGTTGGCGCATCGTAAAGGAAATGGGTGGTTACATTTCTGTTTCAATGGCAGAACGCCTAGCAGCCGGATTTAGCCGCCAATACCATGACCAATGGAAGACGCGAATTGAGAAAACTATTATCGAGGCTTTTGTAGCCAAGGCGCAAGCGCTGAAAATTGAGCCGGAAAAAGTGTCCATACTCGAACAGTTTCTAACCATCGAACATCAAAAAATCACGGATGCAGTCGAAATTGCCAGCGAGAAGTTTGCGGGCGAGCTATCCGAAAAATTAAAATCTGAAAGCCAACAGGAACAACCATGAAAATACGACTCGAAACTTTAATTGCTGACCTTACGCAAAAGCTGCGGCGCGGGATGATCGACCCACACGGACCGAACCTTGAGGACGATTTGCGAGGGACGATTGTTGACAATGAGGTTGTTGAAAATTCGCCCCAACGAGTGTCAAAAAACATCAAAGCAGAACAAGGAGATTTATGGATTTATGCCAATGCCTAAAACCAGTTATCAATTCAACGAAACACAAAGACCCGTTTTGCGAAACGTGCGGGCTTTGGTTCGTTAAGGAGTCATGGGAAAAAGATTCTCGCGTGACTACGGCTCGCAAAATGGACGCCAAAGAGTATCCACCGGCGAACACGATGCGCGTGCCATTTCCAACTAAACCAGACCTGTATGCACCATGCAAATGCGGCTGCGGAAAGAAGATTAAATTCTGCCCGAACAAAATAAATTTATGACCAATTTACAAACCACTAACTGGAAGTCTTTGGCTGGATGCTTTACTTTAGTTTGGGCAACGCTGTTTCTAATTATTCAAATCGGCGGACGTAATAGCGACTTTCAATTTACCATGCTAATTCTGCATCTAATCTGGTGGCGGATGGAATCATTGAACGAAAATAACAACAAGCAATTATGACCAACCCAAAAACACCAACGCCAATGCCGATGTCTCCAATGAGTTTAATCGGCGAAGATAAGAACGGTATCAAGTGGTATTTTGCCGACAACCATTTCACCAACCCCGGCGTTTATTTCTGGGACGGGAAAGAGAACATTCACGTTCACGACAGAATCCGCCAACTCGAAACGGAATTGAGTGAGGCGGTGAAGGCGAAACAGATTGCCGAAGAATGGACTGAACAGTTCCAGCAACATCAGGCAAGAATCATTGTCGAACGCGACCAACTCAAAAAGGAGTTGGAGGAAGCCCGCAAAGAGGCAGACCGGCAGACAGAGATTGCCGACGCGATGACTAACTATGTGCCGGAAGCTGGACGCGAATTAAAACTCCAATCCCAACTCGCCGCCATGACCAAAGCAGCCGAGGGGTTAGTGGAACCTACTTCCAAACTCGTCTGCATTGATAGTGATGGAACTATAATAGCAACCAATCAGCTCTGTGACTGTTTGCATCATCCTAAAATAGACCAACACAAAGACAACGAACTGTGTCCAATAGTTCAACGGCTAGGCAAAGCCCTCGCCGAGTTCGAGCGGGTGAGAAAGGAAAATGGAGTATGATAGAACAAGAAAAAATAATCCTTCAAAAACGGATTGCGGACTACACGCAACTGAAAGCCGCCGCAGTGGAGTTGAGCAATGCAATAGACCAGTTTGATGATAAGCATTACACAATGTCCACTAGCCAAGTCAGGATGGCGGAATCAATAGTTATCCAATTTTCCGACACAGAGCACCGAATACTGTTAGGGGCAAACAAAATTGCGGGCTGTATGATTGCCAGAGAGCTTTTGCCGATGCTTAAGGACAGGCGCGATGAAATATGGAAAGCCATGGAAAAAATATAATATGACCACAACTGAACTACGCGAATTGGATGCTTGGATTGCGGAGAATGTCATGGGCTTAACCCAAGATTACGCAATCTTGAAATATGGTCATTATTATCGCCCAGAGGCCAGAGGCTACACGCGAGACATAAACGAAGCTTGGCGATGCAATAAACAGATTGCCGACGACGAATCAAAGGCGGAAGGATGCAAAGCTGTCCCAATACCGTTTAAGTCTTACACCACCGACCCCGCCGCAGCGATGGATGTTTTGAAGAAGTGTATTGAAAAAGATGCCTACACCACAGGCTCAATGATTCGCGGCGCAAGTGAGGGGTTTGGAAAACTTGAATTACAAATCTGCCTGTTTGCCAAACAACTATTCGTCGAGCGCGTGAAGGGGTCGAAGGTATGAAAACAAAAGAGAAAATTGCACTTATTAAAAAGCTCATAACAGATTATCAGGCAATGGATGCTATCAGCGACCAATTGAACTCATTGCTTGGTGTTCGCGTGGACAGCCCGGCGATGAATCCTTTTTGGCAAACATTTGACCATTATGTCAAAGTCGTGGCGCAATTAACTGGTGACACTAACGCAGAATGGCTTTGCTGGTTTATATGGGAAAACAATTGCGGGAAAAAGGAAATGAAAGCGGGCTATGATAAAAAGTTGCGCGCAATTAAAACCGTCAAGCAACTGGTGAACCTTATCAACGAAGGAGAAAAAAATGAATAGCTGCCAAAATTTAAAACTCCGGCACCGGCTTAAAAAACTGGAAGCCATCGCAGATGCCTTTGATCTGGCTTTTGAGCAACGCGGCATCACCGCACATCCGGCGCGGCGCTCGTTAAAATCTTGGAAGCGAGATGGTCAAAAATTGAACTTAAAATCAAAGTGAGTTCGGATAATCAATTTCTGGCGAATGAACGTGCCGCATTGCATTTGCAGCGTTCATTGTGGAATGGTATCGCCCGTAGCTTTCGAGGTTCCATTGCCGACAATTGTAAAAGGTTCAAGTTGGTGGGCGATGGATATCGGTCCATGCCGGCGGAACAGGACGGACATTTTTGCATTGAGTCTGCCCGCCATTTGAACGGCCCCCTGCTGGCCTTGTTGGACGGTTTTGTGCGATTTGTCCACGTTATAGGCGCGACACAAGTTATGAAGTCGCTTTGCGGTGACATTTGGGCGGTTTATCTTCTGGAACATCTTTGTGCGGCAATGCTGGTGTTGTTTGAAGATGATCCCAAGGCGGATTTGTATTGCCAGCATCGCGCCATTGAGACGGTCAAAAAGCATCCCGTTTTGGCCAGGATGATTGCCGTGGCGATGGAGGAAAATAGATTTGGAACAACCGGGACACGAATCAAGACGCCTTACAGTTCGCTGCTTGTGGCTGGATTGAATGACGGACATACATCATCGCTCTCATGGCAATACCTATGGATTTCGGAAGCGTGGCAGCACCCGAAAGACGGTTTGTTGTTCAAAGCTTTTAAGCGCGCAGATCGGTTTGAAAACACCTGTAAAATTCTCAACGAGTCGCAGGCGTCAATTGCCGGAACAGATTTACACCGAGCCGTAAAAGATGTGCTGCAAGTGCCTTTGGTCTGGCGCTGTCCAGCGTGCAATGGCGAGCAGAGCTTCGAGTGGCGCCATTGGTCATTCAAGCGGCCGGATGATTTCAAGCCTCGACCATCTTTGAAGATTGCAACCGTGACCATTGGCGGCGAAACGGCGTTGCTAGAAACCACGCCAAAGCCGGGGACTTACGCGGGCATGATCATACCCGACGATGACGAGGGTAAGCGTGACGTTGCGCAAAGGGCGCGCATGGCTTACTGGGAATGCTTGCATTGCGGACACCATATCAACGACACCAAGGCGGAGCGTGAAGCCATCGCGGAAACCTACACGCAGGATTATAGAACCGTCATTAACGGAATCAAGATGCCGCCCAAGCAGGTTTGTTTCGTGCTGCCATTCGAGGCAAACAAGGATAATCGTTTTGAAAAAACGGTGGCGAGTTTTTTGATTGCAAAACATGCCAAGAGCCAGGGGAATGAGATTCCGCTGCAAGATTGGTTTTGTGCGGAGCGGTCTGTGTTCTACGAAAAGGGCCAGACGGCCGGCATGGAACTTTCACCGACCATCGGCAGTTATGACCCCAACAGTCTGATTGCCGACGAACATAGCCGCAATATGTCCGTGGACGTGCAGAAGAAAATTGACGCCGCCGCCGATGAGGATGTGCCG